AAAGCTAATGGTGGTATTATGAGATTAGGTCTTGCTGAAGGACCAGATAAAAAAGGACTAAAAAGTCCCGGCAGAAGAAAATTTATGAAAGACACAGGTAAGCTAGCAGGCATATTAGCTTTGATTCCTTATCTAGGTAAATTTATTGCACCGGTTGCAAAATCACCTGCTGCAGTTGAAGGAATAAAACTTGGAGCAGATAAACTTATGATGTTGGTAGATAAAATTAAAAAATTTGATAAAGAACACGATAGAAAGAAAATAAAATATATCAAGGTTCTTGAAA